GTCCCTCACAGGTAGGGCATGTAAATGCTTCTGTTCTATACACACGTTTAGAGTTTGCTTTAACAGCATCTTTATATTCATCTACTGTAGAGGTAAACTCAAACAGATCAGCCCACTCTTTCTTGTTAACCATACGCAGAGAGAATACAACCTGAGACATCTGCTCTGGACTACTGAGATTTATAGGTGTGTCACCCATAAGCTGACGAACTTTCTTCTGTAGCCTACTTTCAATCTCTGCCTTCTCTTGTTCAAACTGTAGTCTTACTTCGTCAAGGGCAGATCTATCCACCCTGATTCCTGACATGTACATTCTGGTGAGGGTTTTACAGGTGGTAAAGGTTGTGTCTCTAATACCTTTGAGACCTTTGGATTCGGGCTTGGCATAGTCTGCTTCGATACTATGGAACAACCAGCTAGTTGAAAGCAGATCACACCTGAGATAAAAGCTAAGCTCATCCAACGGTATCTCATTTGTAGTATAGCCTTCTTTAAAATATCTTTTAAGTGTATCATCTTTCTGTACCTCTAGGTTTCTGCGTTCAGCACAAGCACCTAAGCTTAATGGAGTGCGTTGCCCTCTATCAAGTATATACTCTGCTAACATTGTATCATAGATCAAGCCATCATACTTGAAGCCTGACTCCCACAACCACATCATATCGTGTTGTGCGTTGTGCATTATGAGTAATGTTGTTAAGTCTAATATATCTTGGACTAGCTTATGCCCAGCGCCTGACGTATCCTTTGCTTCATCATGGTCTATGTTTACAATGTGTAGTTCGTCATGGTTGTCTGCGTTAACCATACCCACCTGGACTAGATGATTGTCAATCTCAAACGGGTCCATGTGATCTTTGCCGTTGCGTTTTGTTGTGCTATTCTCAACGTCTAATACTAATCTCATATCTTACCTCAAGCTGAATAGATAGAGCGTGATCCATCCAACACACAGGTTATCTTACCCTGATACCCATTTAACTTATTCTTAGCTAAGTTTAGATAGCGTACTGGATCTTCATCTTCACCCTCAACTTGTTGTGTCTTACCTATCAAAACCATTAGGTCAGCCTCTGCTGCCTTACCTGTCTTAGATCCTTCCATCATAGCTTGGTTAAGGTCAGCCTTACCTTCTGCTTCAGCAGACAGTTGTGACATCCAGATCACACAGCAATCATACTGCTTAGCAATGTTACGTGCATGGATAGCGGCAGTCTTTAATGTGATATCACTTCTCTCACTACTTATGTCTGCAAACTTATCTCCCATATCTAACACTACAATGTCAGGCTTCTCTTGTTTAACAACAGACTCAACCCATGCCATACCCTTACCTGTACTATCCTTGAACAAGACATTCTTGCGGATAGGTTCATAACGTTTCTGTGCTAGAGCTTTATTCTCTCTGACTTCTTTCATTGTCATGTTAGCTGTTGCACTTATGTAACGTGCAGCGACACGTGTGTATGCCTCTTCGTTACACAGTACAATACACTTAGCACCCTGATGTGCAAAGCCCTCAGCACCTGCTATAATACTGGCATGGAAAGAAGTTTTACCAGTATTGGGACGAGCGCCAACCAATACAAGATGACCACCACTAACACCTTCCACCCTACGAGCCAAGGAAGATATGTTAAATCCCCACTTGGATTCCAGAAGCGTTGCATCAAGTATTGTGTCAAGACTATTATCATCCCAGTCAACACGTAGATTAGGAGTAAAATCATTTTTGTATTCCTCTAATAGTTGTCTCAAAGGTTCTAGGCTATCCTCTGTACCATTAACAAAGTCAAATCCTAGGTTGGCTACACGATCACCTACATGCTGTTGAAACAACTGTGATAGTGTGTCTTGTGCTATCTCTTCTTTGATAGGCTCAGTAATTGATATACGTTTAAACAGATCTTCATATGCTCCACGTGTTGCTGTGGTAAGACTAGCATTCATTCTATTGAACACAGCCTCTAGATCCGCAACAGTTAGGTCACCCTCATAGGCTTCCATAGCACCATCAAGTGCCTGTTTAATCTTACGTACATCCTTACTAAATATTTTATCTGGGCAACGTATACCCTTGTGTTGATCATAAAAGTTACGATCTAGTAACGTTTTAATCAGTGCTAATTCCATCATTCTTTATGTCTCCTACAACATTATATTATATATCTACTTTTGGCTCCAAGTAATATGCTCCTGCACTACTCTTATACGCAGCCATAATGTCCAACCACTGTTGGCTACTCATGATTAACATTTGATAAGCATCCATCTCAGGTTCAAACTGTCTCATGTATACAGTACCCTCATCACCAAAGATTATCTCTATGTCTTCATGCTTATCTGTATGATCTAGCGTAGTTATTATAGACGCATCAGATTCAAACTCAA